GATGTAGACTTTTTTCGTCTGCAATTGTTGAAATATTATTCAAAGGTTCAATCATTTTGTCAACATCTTCCATCAAATCTATCCACCCTTGTGTGGACATTGTGGAAAAACGCTCTTCATAATACTTTTGAAGCTCAGGATTCATTAGTTGGTGCTTTCAGAACTTGTTTGAGGCTGCTCAGAATAAGTAAACATATCAGTTTTTGCTTGCACATTGACTGTGTAAACTATCCCGTCATCAACGTATGGATCACAGTTGACAAGTTCTTCTGTGTCCCTATTGTGAGTCTTAAATGCCGTAACCTTTAAGCATCCATTTTCAGTAAAGAATTCATCATTAGGGCCAGTTACAGGAAATGATGTATTTGGGAATAATTCACGATAGTCGCCTACTGTGATGTTTCCGTTTTGTACTTTTGCAATGTTCATTGTTATTCCTTATGTCGGGCCTACATCTGAGAATGCCACAGTTGGCGGTGTAAATGCTGCCGTGTACCGAGCCACGCCTTTAGTGATACGTAGATCGTCTATATAACCATTAAAATTACCTGCTCCTCCACCATCATTAAATTCACCAATCATTATTGGCGAAACCAAATAGTTAGTAGAGTCTGTATATGTACTGCCTGATTGAACTCCATTTAGAAACAATCGAGTGCTTCCTGCCGACCTACAAATTGCAATATGTGTCCAAACACTATTTGATATAGCGCCTCCAGTAATTCTATTGCCAGTATTTGCATACCAATACACACCAGTTCCAGAATTAAATATATACAAAGTTCCGTAAGCACCACCTCCAGTAGCTGGCCTAAAATCAATAAGACAGTCATTATTGCTATTACCATGACCACCTTGACTTATTGGGTATGCCCATAATTCAATTGTAAAATCACCAGTGCCAAAATTAAAATTTTGATTTGATGGTTCATATAATCTGTCACCAGACCCATCAAAGTAAATTGAGCCAGTACCATACTTCTTAACGCTTGTAGAAATCTGTGCGTTACCCACAGTTTCTAAGTCGTTCATCATGGCGTTGTCAAAGATTGCGCCATTGGTATTAGACAAAAGTAATTGAGTATTGGTGATTGCCGTTAGCGGTGCTGTTGGTACAGTCAATGATGAATAACCAGAGCCTTTAACAACACGAACATCTGTCATGTATCCAGTTATATATGCAGGGTCATAAATCCTGCCAATACTTTGAGTTGTGCCATTGGCATTTACTGTGCTTGTCATTGATGCGTTGTAATCAACCACACCATTCACAAAACTTTTCAATGTTCCTGACACTCTGCTTACTGCAATATGTGTCCAACAATTTAGTGGGACAGTAATACTTCCAAAATATCTTGCGGCATCTGATAAAAACAGTTCTACCTTATATCCAGTTCTATCACTTAAACCAAAAATCCAAGGTTGATTGCCACTTCCACCACCTGAGTTTCTTGCATCAATAACACCAAAAAATCCTACTGTTGCTTGAGGATAAACCCATGCTTCAATGGAAAAATCACCAGTGCCAAAACTTAAAGCAGTTTGTTGTGAAACAGTTAAATAGTCAGTTGTCCCATCAAAGTACCCCGACCCGCCAATTACGCTTGTGGAATATTCGGTATAAGCACCAAATGGGTTGAAGCGTTGAACGCTTGGTGATCCATTTACTGTAATAGTGAAGTTGTTTGTACTCTCATCAATAAATCTATTGTCAGCGCAAGTCAACAAAGATGTTCCGCTTATTACTGTCAAAGGGGTTGCGCTTGGTGTAAATGCAGTTGTGTAAACCGCAGTTCCTTTAACAATTCGGATGTTGGACATATAGCCAATCCAAACTTCACCAGCAGTTGTAGACCCGCCAATTTTTGGGCCAGTTGTAGCGCCATCAGTTATGTTTGTACTGTTAGAAAATGAACCCGAAGCAACCCCGTTAATCCAATATGCCCATGTATTTCCACTTCTAACGAGTGCAACATGATTCCATGCGTTAAATGTTAGCGAATTACTAGAAGCGCCTTTATATCCATTTTGATAAACATTTAATGTTAAAGCATTTGCTTCACGCATAAACGCAAATCCAGTTGTGTTTGTAGCATTTGTGCGAATCTCTACAATAGGCATTGGTGCGCCAGTATTTGTTCCGGTTGGATACACCCATCCTTCAATAGTAAAATCTCCAGTTCCAAGACTAAAAACTGCATTTGCAGGTGCATTTAAATACTGACCAGAAGTTCCATCAAAATAATTAGACCAATTAGACCCATAAGGCGAGAAAGAACCTTGCGTTGTATTGCCATTACGTGTAATGGTAAAGTTGTTTGTACTGCTGTCTAAGAATGTATTGTTCTGTGCGCCATTAGTCCCATTACCATGCAAAAGCATAGTAACGTAATTGAATTGTGCGTCTTTAGCCGCAACGCTACCAGATTTAGATGCTGCAAACATTAGTAGTTCTGTCCGATTGTTGTGCCGTACCAGTTCGTGCCATCAGAGAAAAAGCTGTAAATATCTTGTTTACTAGCAGTTCCAGTAATGGTTGGCGCTACTCCACCAGGCCATGTAACTGTTGACCAAGTAACAGACCTTGATCCTGTTCCATCTTGCTTCAGCATAATAATGAATGACTTACCAGCGCCTTGAGCAGGCATCGTAATCGTTGCATTACCCGTTAAAGTCAACTGTTGAACAGTTCCATTAGTCAAAGCTACTGTGATTGCAGTGCTTGTGTTAGCAGTAAACAAAGTTTCTGTGTAGTTCGTGACTGTTGGGTTTGTCAGAGTCTTATTGGTTAAAGTCTCTGTTCCTGTATAGGTTGCAATACTTGCACCAGCCAATGTGGTTGCGCCTGTACCGCCATTAGCAATTGGCAGTGTGCCAGTAACGCTTGCTAAATTAACTGTGCCAAGGGTTTGTTTTAAAGCGCCATTAGTGTCATAAGTTCCGTCTGATGACCAAGTATCGCCAACATTTAAAGTAACTTTAGCAATGGTTCTTTGAGTTCCATTGTTGTCGTATTTGACAATGATAGTGACGACAGCAGTGTCTTTGTTCTCAATGTAGATTGATTTGATAACTCTACGAGTGCTACTAGCAGGAGCAGAGACTACTGTTACATCTGTAACGCCATTCAAAGCACCATCTAAAGCGCCTTCTGTAAAGACTGTTCCATTGTTGTCAGCATAAGAAACAATGTAGTCTGGGTTTGTGGTTGCCGCAGCACCAGACATATTGACCTTAATGGTCTTTGTTGTTGCATCAAGAATTAGGGTTGACATATTTGCCTCTTAAACAATAAACCATGCGTAAGCATTACCACTACCGCCACCACCTGATGCCGCAATTGTTTGATTAGGCCATGAACCAGTAATCGTTACATTTGTTCCGGCTACTAAACTGGGAGTGGCTGTTCCTGTACCGCCATTAGCAATTTCAAGAGTACCTGTTACACCTGTTGATAAAGGTAATCCAGTTGCATTGGTCAATGTTGCAGATGTTGGAGTACCTAATATAGGAGTCACCAAAGTAGGTGAAGTTGACAATACATTATTGCCAGATCCTGTCGAAGTAGTTACTCCTGTTCCGCCATTGGCAACAGGTAAAGTTCCATTAACACCAGCAGTCAGTGAAACTGTATTCTTTTCCCAAAGCGAAGTGCTTGAGTTGTAAACAATGGTTTGACCAGTTGTGGGTGACTGAGCCGAAACATTGTGAATCTCATCTAACTCATAACCATTTTGTACTTTGACAATTAGCTTTCCATGAGTTGGGTGAGCATGGGCAACAACTGCCATATATACCAAATGATTAGGAGCGTAAGGCTTGGTAGCTGTTAAAGTTCCCGCTGTCGTTGGGCTTAGATATAGTTGAGCGCCATCTGTATATGCAGATGTATTTATATTGTTAATCAATCCAATGATAGTTACATAACCATTTGAATTGTTTGCCAAATCACTTGTAATCAAACCCAAAGTCTGTGCAGATGTTGAATCACCTGTAGCCAAGGCTTTAGAAACAGTTGGAAGTTGACCTGTAGCACCAGAAATATAGACCGCAGTTCCCTTGGTAAGGGTTGCTCCAGTGGAGTTTCGTACTTGTTCAACCAATACAGATGCGGGAGAAGTTTGTGATACCGCAAGATCAACAGTCGATCCAGTTGTCGTAACAACAATACTGCCATCAGCGGATGCAATGCTAGTTATCAATTCTGACTGGTCAATCTTCTGCCAAACAGAACCATTAAAAAGCAACCAATCGCCAATCTGCCAATCAGTAATTCCGTTTAAATTTGTAGAACCTGCCGTTCCAACAATGTAGTAATAACCATTGACTCCAGTGCTAGACACAAGAGTAGGGGTGTTGGTTGTTGCATTCCAAGTTCCTTGGTAGCTCAAACCACCCGCAACAGAAGCCCATGAAGTTGTCGTTCCATTGGTTGTCAGGTACTTGCCTGAGTTACCAGTTTGGCTAGGGATCAGATTATTGATCTGAGTCTGTAAGGAATCAAGAGTATCAAGAACATACTGAGATGTTCCACCACCATTGGTGATAACTTTGATCTGGCTTGCCAACTCCATTGGCACAATTTCGCCAACATTGATCTCATTTCCATTAGATAGCTGAATTACTAAGCCACCATCAAAGTCTAGGTAAGCACTGGAAACAGATATTCCATCTTCGCCATCAAGACCATCTTTTCCGGCAGGGCCAACAGCACCTTGGCGACCAGGCAAGCCATCTTTTCCGGCTTTACCATCTCGACCATCTCTGCCATCAGTCCCATTGATACCATCACGACCATCTTGAATGGAAGCAACACGCTTTTCAATGAGATTGCCTAAGTCGTCATAGCGACTGCGAATGTCTGATTCAATCTTCTTTAACGCTTGAACAACCAAGTCAACATTCTCGCCAATCTTCTGCTTTTGAATAGCTCGTGCGTTATCTACAGAAACTTTGACGGAGTCAAGAATCGCCTGCTGTTGCTCAGGCGTCATGCTCTTGAGAATTAACTCTTTGACTAGGCTTTCAGCGTCCATTGCTCAATTCTTTCGTCAATTGGTCTAAGAAGTCTGATTCCATGCCTGATATTTTATTCTTTTTATCAGCCATTTGTAGTTCAACAATCTTAGATTTGTTCTTTATATCAGCTTCTTTCAGCATCAATTCAGCAATCTTAACTCGTTTATCAAACTCATTCGACTCTTGACCTTGTGGCAAGTTCTTTGTTGTGCTTGAAATGACTTTTGCTTGCAATTCCTGTGGCATAAGTTGCGCTTCAACCGATAGTTTAGTCGCTTCTGCACGATTTTGCTCTGCTTGAGTAGCTTGAACAGCAATTTGAGCCTGTGCAAGTTGCATAGCCAATTGTTGTTGCTCTTGTTGCATCTGCTGAGCCTGTGGGTCAGGAGTAGCCATCTTGTCTAGCATCTCAATCAACTCAAATCTGTTTGATAGAGAAGAATTAGCCATGATGCCCTTCAAAATGATAGGCAAAACAGGAGTATTAGGGCCAAGAGTCTGCAACAAAGCGATAAATTGTTGTTGCTCATGCTCTCTAGCAATGATTCCAAGCGCTGCAGTAGGTATGAACTTCATGTCCACAGTAGG